CTAAAGATCGCACAATCGGGCATAGGGGTAATCTCTCCCTTTGCTGCCATTAGTGCCATCGCGCTTGATTGTACTCCCGCCCCAAGTGATAAAATGTGCTTCATTATGTAGCGTTTTGTAGTCTTTAAATATAAAAAAAGGTCATTCCCTCGCTTGGATCTCCATCGCCACCACTATCCCTTCTTCGAGCGTTTGGACCGCGATTTCTTCCGGCCCGACTGTCCATCCTTCCGAATCCGTTCCAACGTTTCTTGGCTTAATTTCGAGCATGGTGGACCCAACTTTTTCAAGTCGCACCGTGGTAGCTCGACAACTGAGACGGGTATCGCTCGCCCGTATTTTTTCCAAAAGGTCGGGTTGAATCCGGGTGGACATTTCACGAATCACGCTTTGCCCTTTCTTCCGTTATCTCGCGCCAAAGGTCGGAACATCTGCGCTTGAGTTGCAGGTTCTCCTCGACGAGTTCCTTGTTCTCCAATTTCAACTCGTCCCGTTCCTTGGTCAAACGCACGACCATTTGCGGCCAGGTGCTTATCTTCTTGGTCGGTTGGTAAACGTTCATTCGTCCTCCTCCTCGTCCTCGATCTCGCTTCTGAATTCAACGACGTCTTCCTTGTAATACTCGTCCAAGGCTTCGGACAAACAATTTAATATGTCCTCCTGTTCCAAGTCGCTCTCCTCTTCCCATCTGTGAAAGAGAGCTTTCATTTCGTGAATGCATTGTCTGCTTGCTTGGCTCATGGGTTGTTCTTGAAATCAAACCTTCCGTAGTTGGCTGGCATTATGCGTTGAACATTTGTGCGGATCGCCCTCTTCTCACCTGCTTCGTCCACCTCGAATCCGATGATTCGCGTGTTCGCCCAAAAGCGTTCCCACGCTTCGAGCGCTTCCGGCAAGGTAAGTATCTTGTCACTCGTCCTCTTCCTCTTCTTCGGTTTCGTCATCCTTATCCCGTTCGGTACAGTACAAATAATGGTCTTTCATGTCCTCCCTCGGTCCTTCTTCTCCGCAATGTCCGCAGATGGTAATCAAGTCGTAACTCGCATATCCCATGAATTGTCCCATCAGAGTACTCCTAACTTTTTAGCGACTTCGCGGATAAATTCCTCAAGAGGTTTTTTATACATCTTCCGAAGCTTCGCGTTTCCAATTTGTGCAGACAGTATGCTCAAGTCCTTCAATGCCTTCTCCACACGTTCCTTGTCTATTTCAATGGCTTCGCTCATATCAACCGATCCTTCCTGTCGTACCTACCCACTAAGCGATACATGTCACCCTGCTCATGAGCCAACTTGACAATCGCACCCAAGCCAAACTTACCGGGTTGGGCCTTGAACTTGCCATGTGTCCCGTCCTTGAATTCAACAAGTCGCAAATAGGGATTCTTCGGTAACATATATACCTTCGCAAGTTTCTCCAAAGGTTCCCCCAAAGTCTGACGAATCATCCCTTCCTTCACCATCGCAGCCTCGGAAGGTTCGTCCTTCTTGTCCTCCTTCAAGTCAGCTTCCAATTCCAACAACATGGCAACCGCTTTCTTGCTCAAGCGACCCATGGACAAGTTCATCCGAAAACTACCGGGTTTGATACCCAACTTTTGCGCAAAGTCAGAATGTTCAATACCCGCATCCGCCAAGATCCTTTTCGCCCGTTCCGTATCCATGTGTAGTCTCTAGTAGTATTTAATCTTGCTTTGTCAAGCAATTTGAACTAAAACCCGAAAAAATATGCCGAGAATCTACCGTAGACGCAAAAAACCTAACTCCGTAAGAGGATTCGTGGATGACATGACAAAGAATAAAATAATCAATTCAGCCGCGAAAATCGCAGCCAAACAGTCAAGTGGTGAAGCGGAAGCGAGAGAACTCAAGAAGCTCGACCCGGAACTCAGACAGTCAGTCGCAAACTTCCTCCGTTATCGCTTGGACATGACGGAACAAGAATTCCTAAACCAGGTAAACAGCAAGCTCTCAAACATGGTCGGGGATTCGCTCAACATACTACACTCCAAACTAGACGAAATACCTCCGCAAAACCTTGCCTATGCCGTGTCCATCATCATGGACAAGTTCCTCACCGTCTCAGGCAGACCGTCCAACATAACCGCATCCGCAAACGTTACCCTCGGACAATCAGACATGTCCCCCGATCAAGTACGCGAAATCCTCAAGGGTGCGTCAAGAACAGTCAAGGAACAACCAACCGAGGCATCCGATCAAAAAGTAGTTCACCTCGAAGAACAAGAAGATGGGTGACAAAGGGTTGGGGCCGAAAATCATCCGGCTCCGACTACTCGGTTGGTCATACGGCAAAATACAACAACACCTAAATTGCTCAAAGTCCACCATCTCGTACCACCTCGCACCCGGACAAAAACAAAAGGTCCGAGACAGAGAACGAAAACAACGCGAGACTACCTCAGTACCACTCCATATAAAACGCATTTGGCACTTCAAGAATCCACGCACCCCATCCCCTCCGAAACAACCCTGGTATCAGCACAAGTCGCCTAGACAAATAAAAAAGGCAATCACTCAAAAATCTCACCAGTTCCAAAAATCAATGACTTTCAATTACAAGGACGTTCATGCAAAATTCGGGGATCACTTCCCTTGCGCCCTGACAGGCAGACCACTCAAGTTCGAGAACCCCGAAGATTATCAATACGATCATATCATACCCATCTCAAGAGGCGGGGACAATACGCTCAACAATCTGCAAATCCTATGCACCGAAGCAAACCAGGCAAAAGGGCAACTCACGGACGAGGAATTCATCGAGCTGTGCAAAGAGGTAGTCATCCACAAAGGATACAAAATATACAAACCGCTCCCGCCGACTACGAGTGGCTCATAACCCTCGCACAACTGTACGACCAAGGGTGGCCTACCATTAGGCATGAGCATGGAATTAACACCTCCTCAAATAACGCTACAACCCGCATAGGTATCAAAAAAAGCAGGTACGGCTAAGGGTGGGGTAGCTTATTCGTGCATTGACTCTGACAAGATGGGTAGCGGTAAGGGCGAGGGATGCGGTAAGGCGCGGGTAGCGGTAAGGCGCGGAGTGCGGTAAGGGCGAGGAGTTGCGGTAAGGCGCTTATTGCGAAAAAAGTTGTGCGGGGGGTGATGATAATACAGAAATTAGCGCGGACACGCACGCACCCCCTCCCCCCCTATAACTGACACGTGTCAGTAGATCGCGCCTGGCTGCGTCTCGATAAAGGGCCGGATTCCGGTCTTTTTTCGGTAGCATACGATTCCTAGTCTTTTGCTAATCGCGACAGTTGCAAGGCTTGCGGAAATCCGTGGCAAATCAATGCGGTTGAGTTGCGGAAATCCGTGGCCTTGCGTGGATCAATTCATGCATTTGTTTATTTGGTGGATTTGCTCGCTATGCGTAGTTGCTTGGTTCGTTCATGAATTCTTTTTTGACCACCCGAAGGCAAAATGAATTCTAATGCAACTTACTTGCAATAAGGAAAAAAATAAGCAAGAAATCAGCTGGAATCTATCAAGTTTACATAAGTCCTTGATAATCAACAAATCTAATTAGACATAATGTATATAGTACGAATGCTACCCCCAGTCCTATAATAATCTTACGGGTATGCGGGGGTAATTAACGCGCGCGTATACAGCGTCGACCCTTCACATTTTTCTACCTAATCTTTTTGAGACTCTAGAAACTCTTCCAAACCTGCTCTAATAGCGATCCCTATATAGTCTTCATCGGTGGCTACTTCCTTGCCCCATTTAACAAGCATATCGTGTGTTTCATCTTCCATCTCAAGGTCTAGCTTGGTGAAGACTTCGTCTTCTGTTGAGACGATACGGATAACGGGTAAATTAAAATTTGAAGTTGATGTCGAGGTCTTCTTCTTCATCGGTGTCGTCTTCGGTGCTAAAGTCTCCTTCAAATATAACATCATCTGTTTCAGTTAACACTGACAGTTTACAGAAGTCCAGGCATCCGGCTATGGTGTAATCGTTTAGGTCGTACTCCCGTTTGAAGTGATACACGAGCTTTGCTAGTTCGTACTGGAAGGTTTCTGTTTGTTCGTTGATATTCATCACTTGTAACAATAACATAATGCGAGACGATTTCATAGGTAAATCTGCTGTGCGATTCTTGACCAGTGTTTATCTAGCATCTTGAAAAAAAAGCTTTACATGTTTCCCTTCGGTTTGAGATTGTTATAATATTGATATTAAGATACTACTTAAAGTATACCTAAATATAATTATAGGTAAGAAGTACAAGCAGTAGGTTTTAGAAACGCATATAGCTGTTTACTGCTACAGCTCTTCTTTTAACAAAGATTCCTTAGTAGATAGCTTCAGCTACCACAGATCAGTTACAGTTGTTGAGCTGCTCATACTTTATCGCTAACGCTCTATCGTCTTTACTCACTATCGTTCGATAAAGACTCATCCGTTCTTTCGCAGCTACTCTAACAAAGGAGACTGATAACAACATCTTAACTTAGGTTTTTAAGGATAGGTGTGTTTATAAATAAACCTAGTAAATTTAAAGTCTAACTTTAGGATTTCAAGGTAAGCTATAACAGATATATAACTGTATTTAAACTAAGTAGGAAATTACAATATATATCTACTAAAGATTTGTTATTACTAAGTAAGGAGTAGCGATAGCTACGAGTTACGACCAAAGCAGTGCAGACGATCGATTAGATCGTTTATGAAAGCTATCAACAAACTTTGTTAACTCTTCATTCAACAGCTCTTGTTGTCTATCAATCATAGATTGGTTAACATCAGCAGCCATCTGCTGCACCCAATAACCAACAGCTATTGATAAAGCATCAAGACGGTCATCATGTACTAAGCTACCTCTATCTCTTGTTATCCTACTTAATTGATACATAAGCATGTACCTGGTTTGTTGTTCAATAGGATAGCTAAGAGCAGACCTGTAGTCATCCGTGATGACGGAAGGGTCTATGATAAGCCTGTGGCTATTGAGTACAGGTTCAAGGGTATCAACAATCCGTAGCTCCTTTTGCTTATTATGTCTGACTTCTTCTATAGTTACAGGATAGGTTGTTCTAAACAGAGGCTTTATCAGCTCCATAAACATACCGTCACCAAAGTTAGACTCTATCACTACTTTATTAACTTTGTTATCCTTAGCGATAGCTACAAGTTGTTGTAGGGTCTTAGTGTCGTAACCGCCTCTTATCCCTCCAGCATCCGGTACAAACAGCTGACCGTTAAGCATCTTAACAACAGCGTACCCTGTTTCATCCTTACCACGACCAGACGGGTCAATAGATAGGACAGAGCCTGTGTACGGTATCATATCCCCAACAGTGTTAGCAGGTCTCCTAAATCGATCCCCCGCCAATCCGACATTAGGTAGTTCACGATCCGCATTATCCGGGTCACTTGACCACACTACCTTTTCCGGGGCAACATCCACATCGATGTCCATAACCACCAGATCGTTAATCTTTAATGGGTATCTATCAGCGTCCGATAGCTTAGGATTAAGCATGAACTGAAGAGCGTACCCCGTCCGACCGTACGACATCTTTCTTTCTTCCAGGTCTAGATCAGTGAACCGTAAGGGTTCTGTAGAAGTACCGATGGTCTCAGGTGTTATGTTATCCGCTATAAGGGGTGCTAGATCGCCTCCGTAGTTGTTTATAGCCTCAGTATCGTCTGGATACTCTGAAGACCATATACGGCTCTTGTAGCCCCTCTCTCGCAGTTTGTTGTATATACTGTCCTCACATTGAGGAGTACCAAGAAAGATGATCCTTGAGGAGTCCAAGGGTTTAATGATAGCGTCAAACTCTTTTACTTGTTCATCCAGCTTATCTCTCATTCCTTGAGTAGCACTGTTGTTAGCTACCTCCACATCGTCTGCTACAATTATATCAGCACGAGAACCTGTTAGCTGGGATGATATACCTAGTGACTTAACAGAGGGAGCGTGAGAGGCTGGAGCAGGTCCTACATCAAATGCTATCTTACTGAATCGTTGGTTCTCTGACGGCTTTAATCCTTGTAAAATGGGAATCTCCTGAATGATTCGCAAGGTAAATGTAGAGAAGTCATCTGATCTATTCTTAGATGCTGATACAACAAGTATGTTCTTAGATGGGTCCAGCAGCAGCTGATGTACTACAAAAGCACTTGTTATCCACGACATACCTACTCCACGGAACGCCATGATAACAGACCGCTTTGGACCGTGTTGCAGGTACTCAGCGATGTCGTACTGTAGCTCGGTGGGGTCTGGTAGGTTTAGGTGCTTCCAAACCAGGTACAGGAAGTTTCTAAAGTCCCGTAGCTTGGGTGGTATCTCTTGGTGTTTCTTCTTCTTCAAATGGTAAAGTCTTTAAGTCATCAGCTAATGCTTGCAGAGGAGTACCCATCCCGGAGTCCATAACAACATTGTTATCCTTCAGGAACTGTCTAGCTCCGTTAAGTAGTGCAGCGTTGTACTCTCCTTCAGCTTCCATCAGATCGATACAGTTACGATACGCACCAGCTATCTTGTCGTGCAGTTTACTTCCTTCGGTATGACTTAACATATAGTTAGTGTATTAGTAGTTGTTATCTTTGTAAACAAAAAGAGGCAGCCCGATTGGACTGCCCCTTGATGATATGAGAGCAATAAAGCTTAGCTTAAAGCAGCTTCGAACTCAGCAACGGTTCCTAATTCAGTTCCGTTGTGGTAGAGGTCTGCATCAAACTTAGCAGCAGCAGCTGAACCGTCAGTCGAAGAGATGTCGGTAGCAGCAGCAGTTGCGGAAGTGGTGAGAACTTTGAACTTGTCGTCTCCTTCGTCCCAGATGAAAGCAACATTGGATTCGGAAGAACCACGCTCAACGATGAAACCACCGTCATTCGAAGCATTCGTTCCGGAAGCAGCACCTTTAGAAAGGTTCATGATGCTGTCAGCTACATCGATGTTAGTGGTGTTTACGGAAGTCGTAGTACCATTAACAGTCAAGTTACCACTGAAAGTAGCATTGGCTGCGGAGATGTTACCGGAGAAGGAAGCGGAGTTACCGTCAGAAGCAAGCGATCCTGTAGCAGTTTGAAGAGCGGAGATGTCGCTGTCATTGCTGGAAACATTCGATTGCAGAGTGGCGATGTCCGAATCATTCGAAGAGACATTGCTTTGCAGTGTGCTAACATCAGATTGAAGTGAAGAAATATCACTGTCATTTGAGCTAACATTGCTTTGCAAGGTAGCGATGTCGGAGTCGTTGGAGCTAACATTAGACTGAAGAGTCGAGATAGCAGAAGAGTTGGAGCTAACGCTGGACTGAAGGCTGGAGATGTCGGTATCGTTAGAAGCAACAGCGTCAGCAACAGTTTTAAGTTGGCTATCAAGAGCTTCGTCAGCAGCTTTAAGGCTGGCTACAGAACCGAGATAGTTGGTCGAACCGTTAGCGGAATAAGAACCGTCAGTACCAAGACCAGCACCACTCTGAGTAGCGTCAAGTTCGGACTGAACAGATGAAGTGTCAGAAGCAACGCTATCAACATAAGCTTTGGTAGCAGCGTGAAGGGAGGCAGTAGGAGCACCTGAGAGCGTCAAAGCTCCGGTCATTGTTCCTCCTGCGAGGGCAAGCTTCTTATCAAGCTCTACTTTGGTTTTTTGTCCCAATTGGGTAAGCAAACTAGACATAATATATAATCCTTTGTTGTGGGTTAGTTGTGTTTAAAAAGAGTATTAGCGGAACTCATATGTGTCAAGGTTCGTCGGCTACTAAAACATCTCCGAGTTCTGTTGTTAAACTGTCACCAAATTGCGTAAGTATATGAGTAGCAGTAGGTACCTCACCGCCAAGCTCAATGATCTTCCAAGCTGTTCCGTCGTCAATCGCCAGACAAGGACCTCCGTTTCCGTCACCATCTGTTACAAATATAACACGACCTGATGTACCTACGGTTGGTAAGGCAGATGATAGATACGATCCGAATTGTATAGATTGTGATACAGACAGATCACCACTTATCAACCCTCCTGACTTATCAAACTTATCAGTAAGCTTGGCTTTAACTTTCGCTCCGAGTTGTGTAAGTAAACTGCTCATATCTAAGGTGTTGTGAGACCGTCAAGGAAGTCTTGGTAATCACCTACTTCTTCTTCACGAGCGTCCAGGAAGTAAGGCAGATCGTTCCAAGCAGTTGATCCGTCACCTATCTTAATTCTGTTACGAGTAGAGTCGATCTCGATGCCTATCTCTCCCTCTAAAAGTACAGGGTTGGCAGATGCCCAAGCACTAGCGGAATCGTTTCTAAGTTGTATTCTTTTACTGAAAGTTGCCATTTGTTATGCTCCTCCTCCGTTGTAAACATCTAAATTATCACTAGCGTTCGCTCCTAAACCGTCGATCTGTGGGTCAGTCAAAGCAGCATCACCACCGCTAATACCGATGATGTCAGGGTCAGATGTAATAGAGTTTACTATTGTCTGTGCTGCTTGTGTAGCTTCTAATGCTTCAGTAACACTACCGCTAGATACAGCAGCAAGCGTCCGGCTCTGAAAGGTAAGCGGATGTATACGGGGTGGTTTAGGTCGTCTTAGCATGCTTACCACTTCTTACAAGACCA